CTGATGATATCTTTTGTTGCAGAAGAAACTGGACCAAACAAATATGTTTTTGCACTAAATCTTAAAGTATAAAGAAGAACTCTTCTCGTACTAAAGTCTCCTTCATAGTCATCTTGCATTGTAATATTTTCCAATATAATGGGAATATCACGCTTCTCTTTAATAGAATCAACCAACTCCACTGATAGATTATATGCTGGTTGGAAATATGGTAAAATTTGTTCTACAATTTGAAGAGCATCGTCATTGAGTTTAGTCATTACGCTCAATTCAAATTGTAAAGTATATGGAACTGGCATGAATGCTTTTTTTGTTTCAGTTCCGTCGTTTGGATCTTTAACTGTAAATGTTTGAGTTGTTGTAACTTTCCTTGACGGATCATAAACTAAACCAGTCATCTCAAAAGAAAGTCTTGGTAAAGTTATTGCAGTTGACTTATTTAAATCTGGGGATTGATTCAGTCTTGCTAAAAACTTTTGAGTTGGTCCATAAGCCAAAGGAACTTTTATATAACTATCGCCTTGAAGAATAGTTATATTATTAAAAAGAGTACCAAAAGATATGATAGTCTTTCTTAAAATTTCGTTATAAAAATATTCAAACATTGTATCAGACTTTTATTAGAGTTATTTATGGAATACCAAAAGGATTCCTTTCACTAAAATCAATAATCGCATCTGCCGCAGACTCAATGGTTGAGTTGTCTGCAAATCCATCATCTAATGGTTCTAAATTGATTAATCTTAATTGATGAGATGCTCCAGAGTCTGATCCGACAATATTTTCTCCAATTACAAAACTTCCAGTTACGTTTGAAACTTCAAGTAAGTTTGTAGATGAGTTCCAAACTCTTACTCTTGCAGTAGTTCCACTTGTGGATCCAGTTACTACCTCATTAAATATAAAGTCTCCCGTAGAATCGAGAGATGGAGCGGAAATACTAATAGTTGGTGCAGCAGTATATCCAAGACCAGCATTTGTGAGTCTAATTTCGGTAATTGTTCCCGCACTACTGACTATTGCAGTCGCAGCGGCAGAAACTGTAGCAATACCACTTGTATCAAACAGTTCATTTGTGAAGGTAATTGTTGGTGAGGTTGAGTATCCAGAACCACCACTTGTAACTGTTATGATGCCAACTAATCCATTGCCAATTGTTGCTGTTGCAGCTGCTCCAGAACCTCCTCCTCCAATAAATCTAACACCTGGGGCAACAGTGTATCCAGAACCTGGATTTGTAATATCAACATTTTGTACAGATTTTGCATTTTGATTAGCATTATCAGTACAAACAACTATGCCACCTATCATTACAGCAGTAGCAACACCAGTTACTCCTCCTGAAGGGGCAGATGATATTCCGACAGTTGGGATTGAAGTATAACCACCACCTCTATTGGTGATTGTAATAAGCCTAATACCACCGTCCGTCACTATTCCAGCAACAGCGGTTGCAGTCGCACCTGTTCCTACGAGAGTGAGAGTTTGAGTGTTGCCGAGAATTGTATTGAGAGAATCATCTGTTAAACCATCAGACTCTCCACCTATTAATAGATCGTCAATATTTTCTACTCCAGTGTCAAGAATTTCATTTTCAAATCTAAAGAGTTCACACCTCAATTCATAAACATAATTCTTTTGCAACTGATAATATGGTTTTTCATGTTCAACGTATTTTATTTCAAAGAGTCTATCACCTAAAGGAAAATATATAAGATCACCTTCTTTCGGTCTTGTTGTTAGTTTTATGTTAGGTTCGTTCTGTATTAATGGTTGTATATAGGATTCCCATCTATCCTTTGATATAATTAAATTAACTTCCTGTGTTTGTTGTATTCCAAATTTTGATAACAAAACACTATTATCAGCATATCCCTCATAATTCTCCATGTATGCTTCAATTGGATATGCATCATCAAAAACTGATTTTATTACTTCTCTTATTACCGTTTTTTCTGTGATGTATTTTCTTGGCAAATAATAAACCTCAACACCATACATTCTCAACTGTTCGTTGATTAAATCTTGGATTAAGTTTTGTTCGGATCTAGATCCTTGTTGAAAAAACGGATTAAGCATATTACTAACCGATCATATCCAAAGGTGGAAGTTCGTAAGTGTTGGACATTTTTTCCATCAACTGATCCAATTCTTTTTGTGCATCATCATATATTTGTCTACCATTAAGTTCAACTCCACCTGGAAGTTTTACTCCTTGAAACTTGATGAGGTTCTGTCCCCATTGTTTTTTGATTAAGATTGTCAAATATCTCTTTAAGAAGGAATCATTCCATACTCTGCTATAATCGTTTGGATCTAACGCTCTATAACAGTCAATAATCAAGTAATCCCCGACAGTAACACTTCCCCAATCAATGTCCAGATATAACCTATCTTGTCTTTGATTAAATCTAATCTGCTTTTCTGTTGTCAGTAGAAAATCAATATCAGACAAGTATGTTCTTGTCATCGCATAAGTCAATATTTCAGTGGATCCCCAGTAGTAAATATCATTCAAAAACAATTGATACTTAACACTAAACATGTTGTTAGTGGTAGTATTTGATCCATCAAAATGATATATTTTCGTAATTCCGATTACTGATGCTGGAACTTGAATATAATTACTATTCTCTTTATAAGAAAATGTTGTTGCGGTGCCAACTATTGTTGAAGTTGCGGTTGTGGTTACTATGCCTGCAGTAGGACCACTTCCTCCAGGTGCTCTACCTCTATCAATATCATCTTGAGTTATTTGATACTTTAAAAATACTTGCCCAACACCATCAAAATGTCTCTCTTGAAAATATTGGATAGCGTCATCCACAAGATCCTCAATCTGCTCATCGGCAACGTTAATCTCCAAAACAGGAGCACCCAATTGCCTTTTGCAGTAATTAATTAAATCTGATCTACTTGCTGGTTGTGCCATTTACAGTTTCTCCCTTGAGAGTATTTATGATGGCGCTGTTGTGATGCCAGGAACAACAAGAACATTGCCATTTGCAATTCCGTAAACTGTTGATCCAGAACTAACTAAAATATCATATACATATCTACCCTCTCTCAAGTTTCTTGTTGCAGTAGATCCTAGAGAAATTTTGAACTTGCCATCAAATGCACTTGTAAAACCCACCGCAAAAGAAGTTGTTATTCCCAAAGTGGCTCCAACAGAAACACTCTTTGACATTGCTGCCGATCCAGTATATCCAGTCAAGTCAAACGCAGAACTTGAAGTATTAACAACTGTGAAATTCGTAGTAAAGTCTGAACCGGTGTAAATTGTTAGATTTACACCTCTTGGAACTCCAGCATCTGGGTCAAATGTTATTGTTTTGTTCGCCATTTGGAACTCCTATTAAAGATAGTGTCTCTTGTTGTTTGTAATAAAGTTTGCAATAACATTTTGCAATAGTTTTCAATCTATCAAGATCTTCACAATTATCTATTTCAGAAGCACATTTGAAATATTCAAAACTTTTAGTTAGATTATCCAAACTAATATTATCTGGATCCATTAATAATCTCCTTTAATAAAAATTTAATTTCATTAAGTTCATCTTTTATTGTAGCAACTTCATCTTCAATGTTTTGTACTTTTTGATTCTTTTCACTCTTTGCATCTCTACTTGCAATATATTTTTCATAATCCAGACCATTCACATTTATGATTGCATTTGTTTCGGGGTCTCTCGCTAAATCATGATGACCATCAACGTTGTAATAACTCATATTATGCAAGTGCAATCACTCTCAAATCTTTGACTCTTGGTACATAAACTTGACTTGTTGAAGTCAGAATGATTTTTATTCTGTATGATCTAAATGTTGGGAGATTATCCGCAGTAAATACATATTCTTTAAATTCAAGATTTTGACTTTCGAAACCATATCCATTGGATTTTGATATAAATTTGTCGGACTGACCATCATTGTTTTGAGTAGCGATGACTTCACCTTTTGCATTTAAATTTGAATATCCTGGGAATGGTACAAATATTGGAGAAGATCCTGGTTTTTCACTGATAGAATAAAGAACTCTAATATCTGAATTGAGATTGATATGAGCGCTCAACAATACTTTCAGTGAAGTTGCCGAATTTTCAAGAACCATTTCCTTGGAAATATATTGACATGCTGAAGGATCACTTCCAATTTCATTTACTCTTCTGTCAGTTGCATAATTTTCAATTTCATCATTAATTCTATTTGACGTTAAAATGGCACTTACTCTTTGCGAATCGACAACTGGAGATACGCGAGTATCAATTGTTCCCAAAGATAATTTCATATTTAAGGACTTGCTGCCTTTAAAGTTGGTCAAATATTGGTCCTCATTCACTTTAGAAGCGATGATTCTTGGTGAATCAAGATAGTTTATTTCATTCAATGCAATAGTTTCAAATTGTGCGTCAAGATATGGAGTTTCATTTCCACTTATACTCTGAGATGTAGTTGTTCTAACTTCAGCACCAACTGAAGTTCCCTTAACTGTTAAGTTTTGAACAACTGGAGTTATGACTTCAAAAGGAATGTTTTGAGAAGCTTTAACCTTGTAACCACCTGCAGATTTGGTTTGATTTAAATAAAGTTTTGGATAACCAGATTCTGTACCTCTGTTTGTTGCAGGAGTTCCATCTTCAGTCATATCCAATTTAATATTGTAAGAGTCATATGAGATTGAATTTGCAATTCCAACTTCAGTTAAATCATGAGTTTTGTTTATTCTTCTCAAAGAGACTCCACCAAGTTCATATTTGTAAACTGGAGTTCCAACTGGATATGTAACAGGATCTGATCCCCTACCAATAGTTCCTGCCAAACTATTTCCAGAAGTTGAAGTATATGAAATAATTTCATTACCAATCAAAACATATCCTACGTTTGTTGTACCAACTCCAACATTTTCAAAAGTTGTAAAGTTGGAAATACTATCGATGGGAATAGAATCGGTTGATGTGGAAACGTATTCGGATGTCAGTTTAGATGGTACAACATCTGGCATTACACCAGAGAGTTTGACTAGGTTGTCTGGGAAATACATACCATGGTTTTGGTGATTCACTTTAACGTGAAGACCATCGCTGTCTACATTGATTGTAGAAATTTGAACGTCGCCACCAAGATTAAAGTTCAGTTCTGTTGTAATACCAGAACTATTTGTATACATCATTGTTCTGGCAGATCCAGCAACAACAAAGTCTCCCTGTACATTATCTAAAACAAGTTCATTTGTAGAACCAATTGAGACTACAGAGAATCTTGCATTTCTTCCAATGCTTGCAATTCCAATTGTAGTAATGCCTAAGACATCTCCTACTTGATATCCAGATCCACCACCAGATATGGTTGCAGCAACCGCTACACCATTGCTTACGGATACAGTTGCTGTTGCACCTCTACCGTTTCCTGTTATTGTAACTAAGTCTACTCCACTAAAAGTAAATCCCCCGCTCGCAGGAGTATATCCAAGACCAGCAACAGAAACTGTTAATGATCCAGTCGCTGATCCAGCAGTTCCTACCAGATTACCACTTGCGTTTGTTCCCTGTTGAGTGAAAGTATTACCAAGGACATAACCAGAGTCTGAAATTGTTGTTCCAAGACCAACTCGAATTTTTCTTGAATTTAAGATCAGTGAGTCTGGTAAAAGTGTTGCAACTTGTGCATTGCCTTGTGACAACTCTGGGCTGTAGAACTCTACGGATCCAGATGTTGCAAAGTCTGCTCTGTAAAGAGTAAACTTAAGATCTTCCCACTGACTTGCTTCCCAAGTTGATGCATTCTGTGATTTAAACAGTGAACCAAGATATGGTTGATTTGAAATGAACGTTTGAGTAAGTAAATCGTTCTCTCCAATTCTTGAAATATAAACACTATATTTTGTTGAATTAGATGCTAAACAAATTGCATATTCTTTACCGCCCTCAAGATATACAGGTGATTTGAATTCAATAGAAGTTGCAACCGATCCGTCTGAAGATGTGTTTACTTCACTTGGGTTAATAACAATCTCGGACAATGGAAGAACCTTTTGTGTTGGGAATCCATTTTCCATTGTTCTTAACTGGAAAACTAATGGAATGTCCATGTCATCTTTGGTTCTAAAGAAGACATCGCACTTGGTTAAGAAAATTCCAGTTGAATCTTCAACTAAGAAAGATTGTGCAAGGGGATCATACCAACCAACAACAACTCGATCATTTGATCTTCCAACTACATTACTTGAAACAACTTGTGATCCAAGAGTTCTATTAACATTTCTGCTTTCAAATTCTTGTTTATTTTCAATTCTTGCATTTCTGACAGAAATAATATTCTCTTGTACTGTCTCTACCGTACCTGAAGATAAGAAAGCTTCTTCAGATATAGTGGTTGCTTCGTCTTGGTTGTTTTGTTGGTTATTGACAAAAGTAAGTATCTTGGTTCCAGATTCAAATCTTGGGTGATTTACATTATTTGGATTTGGTACAAAGAAACTACCAATTAAAGTAGCTGATATGTCAGATATAAGTCTCAAATTACTTACTTTTGCAATAGCACCACTAGTTTCACCAACGAGAGTCATGCCCGATTCAATGTATCCACTGTACTGACCTTGAACTTGGTTTGATAATGAGAAAGTATCTACGTTTAAAACTGTAGAAGTGGATGAATAATCTGCGGGTAAAGCAAGTCTTGTATATGGATCAGTGCTGAATGTTGATGTTGGTACGTTATAAGGACCCTCTTTATGATTTAATTTTGCAACTCTGAAAGTAATTTTTGCTGAAGTTTCTGAGGTCTCTTGACTCAATCCGGTTCTTATTACGGTTCCTGTTATTTTCTCACCAACCTGGAATGTACCAGAGGTCATATTAATTTCAATTAACTTTGGAACACAGTATTTTGTTACATCAACTCCATCAAAGAATGCATACAGTTGAGTAAGTGGTTTTACTCTCTTGTTAACAAATTGGATGTTTCTAGATCTTACATAAGGAATGAGATCTCTGCTTACAACTCTATCTCCAAAGGACACCTGATCAAACTGTTCGGTTACAACAGTTCTTATTCCGTTTCTAGTTTCAACTCCACTTTGAACAGTCTCTTCAATATTGTCTCTAATGGTAGTTGTAGTTCTTGTACCAAAAACTTGTCCAGGTTGTCCTGGTCTATGGACTCCACCAATCCACTCTCCACCACTCACTTGAGTTCTATCTCTTGTAGACTTAACAATGCTTGTTCCAGTCCAGTTAGTTTGCCAAGAATCCCAAAGTATTGGTCCAAAACCAGTTTGAGGATCAACCCCTTGAGTTTGAACTAAATTGTTAAAGGTTTCAGCATAATTGCCTTCAGTATTAATAACCTTCGCTTCTAACCTTGTAGTATCAACCCAAGTGTCGGAAGAAGGAGTCAACTCTAAAGTTCCTTGCCAGAAACTAATTAAGAAAGGAGTTACACTCTCAGATCTTGTAGCAAAGGTTTGCTTTAACCACTCAACCTCAGTATAACTTAATGTAATAATGTCATTTGATTTTGAAACGTTTGTTCCTTCTATGGTTCCAAATGCTAAATCAGAAGTTGGATCTGTATTTACAACAGGACCAGGAATCAAATCAACAGAAGTTGTATAGTGTTTTGGTCTTAACTCTTTATTTTTTAAATCTAAACTATTTTTGATTTGAAGTTTCTGTTCTTGTGGTTTGAATGAATTGAAATTATCAACGAAGAATCCAGACTTAAATCTATTCAGACCATCAGAATCGGGTACAAAGAAGTTTGCAGTGTTTGATTCCAGGAGGGAAAGTGCTGTATAATATTCAAGATTTCTAATTCTATTTTCAAGTTGTTTAATATCAACCATTCTATATCTCTTATGTTCCAGGAAGTTTATTGAAACTTGCCCAACATTGTAGAGATATGGTGGTAATGTTATTGAAGCAATTTCTAAAGCATCATCAACTGGTTCTGGTTTTTCTGGTCTATCCGATGGAGTTCCATATTTTACTTGGAAATTTCCATCTTTAGAGAGGTAAATTCTATCAATACGTCCAAGATAATACGAGAATGTAGTAAGGATTGATTCATCGGAAGCTAAAATATTAGAAGCCGAGTTTCCAGAGGCATTAAATGATCTTCCAAAGAATTCTAAAGGAGATCTTGATGACTCGCTTACAGTATAAGAAC